TGTGGGTATGGCTCGCGTCGGCGAAGTCGCCCGGCTTTTTGCCGGAGTCGGTCAGATTGCCGGAGGAGTCGAGCCCGGCAAAGTGTCCCGCCGTGGCGCTCTTTACTTTGTCCGCCTTGCCTGTGTGGGTATGGCTCGCGTCGGCGAAGTCGCCCGGCTTTTTGCCGGAGTCGGTCAGATTGCCGGAGGAGTCGAGCCCGGCAAAGTGTCCCGCCGTCGGTGAGGCGGCTTTCTCTGCCTTGCCCTCGTTGAGCTTCTTAATATTTTCCTGCATGGCGGTTTGGTCTGCCGCCGTGAAATATCGGGCGATAACGTCGCCCGCCGACCATGCCCGGGCGGTCGTGCCGTTCTGCGCTCGCGTGACGGTGAGCACGTTCCCGTTCTTTGCGGTCATAAGCACCGTTTCCGCCGTGGAGCCGTCCGCTCCAATCGTGAGCAAGTTCGGAGCCTCCGGCAGTACGGAGCCGTCAACGACGTTTACGGTCGTACCCGCCGCCGTCAGCGCGCCGGATAGCGAAGTCTCCGGGGAGTTGGCTTGCGCCGGGTACATTGTCACTAATTCGGACATATTCTTTCCTCCTTTTAGTAGTCCCCGCCGCCGCGAGAATTACAGAATGTTTGAGCGAATACCGCGCCCACGATACGACTCATGTTATCGGGGAGTATCTCTATCGAGTGCCACGAGTTACGGCGTATCTTCCCGCTCGAGTCCGTGGCGAGATACTTCACAATGTCGATATTGCTATACGAGGACGGCGCGGGTATCTCTTTGCCGTCTACCTTGATAGTCGCTTTCGAGGCGCGTTGTCCCTCGTAGATGCCGAACTCGATAGCGTGGGTATGGTCTTTTACGGTGTGGGTATGGTCTTTCACCGTATGCGTGTGCGCCCTTACCTTGTGCGTATGGTCGTAGACCTCGTGTGTATGTGCGGAAATCCTGTGCGTGTGCGCCGGATGCGTATGCGCGCCCGACCAAATGAACGTCTCGTACCCGTCAACGGTTTTCCCGTCGCTTGTCGTTGCGAGGCGGGCGTGTTGAGAAATACCGTGGTTATGCACGGCCTGTCCGTTCGTCTCGCTCGGGAGCACGTTCGAGGACTCGAGCGCCGTTCCGCCGGAGGTCTGCCCGCCGCCGGAGGAGGTCGTAGAGCCGCCGCCGGAGCTCGTTGTCTGCCCGCCGCCGGAGCTCGTTGTCTGTCCGCCGCCGGAGGAGGTCGTTTGTCCACCACCGCCGCCGATAGCTTTCTCATACGCCCTGAACGCCTCGAACTCGATATTGAGGAGCATTTTGTTAATGCGTACCACCGAGTCGGAGATATAGAGTTGCAGTTTCGCCGGATGCGTTGCGTCGGCGTTATCCGAGAAATTATAGATTTGTTGGTTGGTCGCGCCCTGTGCGTATGTCTCGGAAATGAGGGCGCGGCTCTGCAAGTCGGAAATACTGCCCGCTATATCCTGCGTCTTGTTGGCAATCGTTACCGTGACGTTTCCCGGGTCGCCCTCTGCATCCGCTTTCTCAACGCGGACGATGCGGGTACGGAGGTTAATTCCGTCGGCCTCGTCCACGACGCGGACGATTTCGCCCGGGCGGAACTTTGAGAACTTGTCGCCGGTCAGCCGGTGGAGGTCGATAGCGCCGATTTCATAGCTCACATACGGCTCCTTGAGCCCGGCGAGTATCTGCTCGGCGTATGCCTTGAGGTTTTCCGCCACTTGATACCGCGAGTCTACGAGGATAGTCGAACACAAGCCGTATCGCTCGATGCTTAAAGCGTCCTCGACGTATGGAACGCCGCCGTTCGCCGACTCTATCGTCAGTTGGTTTACACCCTCGCCGTATCCGAGCGCATAGACGCGGTTTGCGATACTGGTCGCGTCCGTCGTCTTTTTGATGTTCGTCATATTCTTTGCGTATCGGATTTCGCTTTTGAGCGCCTCCGTCGGCACGGTGAGCGAGAGCGTCCACGGATAGACGGTCGTATCCCACGACCAAAGGTATTCACTATCGAAGCACTCCGGCACGGCAAAGAGCGCCGCGAGGAGCGTCGAGTTTTCCCAATTATATTCAAAATAGCGTTTGAAATCGCAAGCCCCGAGTTTCCAGTTTTGCCGGGTCTGCCGTGCGAGAATGTAATTGAGAACGTCGGCGGTCTTTACGCCGGAGCCGCCGCATTGATGATACTGAAAGAGAACGTCGGAGAGGAGCGTAGCGAGGACGTGCTCGCAATCATAATAGCGAGTCGCGCCGTTGCTCCGCTCCATATCCTCCCCGATGATGCGGAAAAGGTCGATACGCTCGTCTCCGTCGAAAATCTCGACGAAGTTCAGCGGCATACAATAGGCGTTTTTCGGGTCGTCCGCCGGGAGCGTAAAGGTCGCCGTCCATAGGGAATTAGTCTCGAGGCCGTAGCCGACGGCGAGCGCGTTGTCGAGGTAGGCGAGCCGCTTCATATCGCGGTTGAAAATCTGCGGCTTTGCCATTATAACCACCTATCTTTCCACAAGATTTTAACGTCTGCGGTCGTGCCGCCCTCGACGATAATATCGTTCTCGCCCGGTTGGAGCTTGAAAAATGCGCTATCGTCGCTCACGCGGTCGATGATATTCGCGCCGTTGAGCGTTACGGTCATGTGCTCCGTGTCGATAATAAGCTCGTCTCCGGCGACCATGTTCACGCCCTCAATTACCATAGTGACGGAGCCGTAGGTCGAAACGCCCGTACCGCTCGCCGTTGCTACGGCCTCCGCAAGCGCGGAGAAAAAGAGAGTGCGGATATAGTCGCCGACGCTCCCGGCCTCCGCCTCCGCGAGCGCGGAGGGGAGGAGGACGCGGACGAACACGCCGGACGCGGTAGCGACCGCCGCCGCCGAGCCGTCGAGGTATCGAATGATTTTCAGCGTCGCCGAGGTATCCGTCTCCGCGTTCGCCGTAGCGAGCCACTCGAACACAATGGACGTTGTTCGGTTGTACGTCGTCTTATTGTACGGAGTGCGGTTATACATTTGCTCGCCTCCTCGTTATGCCAAAGTGCAAACGATAGCCCCCGCCGATACCGTGATAGCGTCGCCGTTGAGTACGTTCTTGCTCCGGGTAAAGGAGCCGTACCAAAGCAAATTGCCCGCCGTCAGCGCGTCATAGATGCCCCAATAGGCCACCGTGCCGAGGTCTGCCGTCAGAGTTCCGAAGTCAACGGGCGCGGAGTTGGAAACCTGTTCTTTGCCGGACACGAGGGACGGCGCGCTAAAGTTGATAATCTTTCTCGCGTATCCGCCGCCGGATACCTCCGTACCCGTGCCGGATGCCGTCGGGTCGGTGAGGAAAAGAGCGAGGTAGTACGTCCCGCTCCGCAAGGACGTATTCAAGAGAGTGGATGCGTGGACGTTAGATAATGCGCTCATAGTAGAAACCTCCTAATTTTTTAATTTACCTTGAGCCGTGTTATCGTCAGCGTTTGGATATTACCGCGCGCCGTGATATAGATTAAGCCGTCCGTTTCCTGTGTCCCTCGGACGTTGACCGCCTCCGTGTGAGGCAGAGAGACGGATTTCACGTCCTGCTGATTGTAGCGCAAGGACTCGGCGAACGGCTTACACAAGAAACGTACCTCGCACGTCCCCGTAACGGCGATTTGCTCGATAGAGATACCGCCGACGACCTTTGCGGAGTACGCCTTTTCGGGCTCGTCGTCAAATACGAGCAAGCCCTCGCCGGAGAGCCATTCCGCAACGGCGCGCGCTCGCGTTCTCACGCCCGCGTAATGGTAGCCCTCACCGACGAAAGCGACCGTGCATACGATTTCGCGGTTTTCGTAACCGTCCTCTATGTCGTATGTGCCGCTCTTGCCGGGTATCGTGTATTGCGTTACCCGTTTCGCGGGGAGGAGTGTTCGGTCTGTGGATTTGAACACGACTCCCATATCCCCGCTATGCTTGTTGTCGAAAATAAAACCCATGCTCACGCCATAGATACCCCCTTGCTCCGCGATTTCGATTTCTGCATATTGTAGAGCTCGCGGGAAATCTTCTTTACGTCCGCCTCCTCACGGACGACGAGCTCCGCGATATGAAAATGATTTACGACGTTTGTATCTCCGCCGCCGGAGGTCGTCGCACCGCCGCCGCGCCCGGTCAAGTCCGCCGGGACGGATGCTGAGACGGCCTCGACGGTCGCCTTTGCGGAAAAGCCCGTTTCGATTTCCCCGATAGAGCTTTTGAGCTTGTCGTTTACCGCCGCGAGCCCGGAGTCTACCTCGGCGAGCATTTCCTCGCCCATAGCTCCATAGGCTTTTACGGCCTTGCTCTTGTTCTTCTCGATGCCGACGACTGCGCCCTCGACGTTCATTTCGGACACCCACGCCATTTTTGTGCTCGGAGAGTGGATGCCGAAAAAGTCCGTAATGCCGTCCCAAATGGAGGAAATCCACCCGGACACTTTATCCCATAGCCACCCGGCGAGCGACTGGATGCCTTGCCACAAGCCCCGGACGAGGTTTTTACCGACCTCCGCGACCTGCGACACGCCCTCGCCGAGCGCACTCACGATGCCGGTAATAATCTGCGGCATAGCGCGGACGATTTCGGCGATAATCTGCGGGAGGTTGGTAATGAGGGCAGTTAAGAGCTTTACGCCCGTCTCGATGATTTGCGGGATATTGTTCACGAGGGCGTTAATTACCGCCGTGATGATTTGCGGGAGCGCCTGTACTATCGTCAAAATGATTTGCGGGAGGTTTGTAATAAGCGCCGTCAATAGCTTTACGCCCGCCTCTACGATTTCCGGCAAATGGTCGAGGAGCGTCGAGATAGTGCTCTCGATGATTTGCGGCAAAACCTCGCATATCGTCGTAATGATTTCCGGGAGGTTTTCCACAAGGGCGGTTAAAAGCTCGACTCCCGTCTCGATGATTTGCGGGATAGCGTCGAGGAGCGTCGTTACGAGGCTCTCGATAAGCTCCGGCAAAGCCTCGAGGAGTACCGGGATAGCCTCGAGAACGCCCTCCGCGAGCCCCTGTATGAGTTGGAGCGCCGCGTCGATAAGCAAGGGTATATTCTCGATAAGCGTCGATACAATGGTCGTCACCGTCTCCACCGCCGCCGGAATGAGCGTCGGTAGTGCCTCCGCGATACCTTGCACGAGCGTTGTAATGAACTGTGCCGCCGCCTCTACGACGAGCGGCAAAGCCTCGATAATGCCTTGTACGAGCGTTGTCACGAGCGAGGCCGCCGTGTTCATAAGCTCCGGGAGCACCGATGTAAACCCGCTCAAGAGCGCCTCAAAGAGCCCGACTCCCATTTCGAGGAGTTCCGGCAGGAGAGGCGCGATAGCGTCGAGGATGCCCTCTAATGCGTTCGGGACGGTTTTTGCGAGGTTTCTAACGACCGGCGTAATGTTCTTGACGACCGAATTAAAGGAGTTTACGACGTTATCGCATAGCTTGTCTATGTCTGCGTCTGCGTCGCCGAGGCCGGTAATGAGGTTTTGAAACGAGGATTTCAGCATCCCGATAGAGCCGGAGATAGTCGCCTCCGCCTCTTTCGCGGTCGTCCCCGTGATACCCATTTCCGTTTGTACGACGTGAATTGCGTCTACAATATCCGAATAACTCGAAATATCGTATTTCACGCCGGAGAGCTTTTCCGCGTCCTCGAGGAGCCTTTGCATTTCCTCTTTCGTACCGCCATACCCGAGCTTGAGGTTATCGAGCATGGTATAGTTCTGCTTTGCAAAGCCGGAGTACGCATTTTGAATAGAGGCCATGTCCGAGCCCATTTTGTTAGCGTTGTCGGACATATCCGTAATTGCCATGTCCGCATATTTCGCGGCTTTCTCCGTGTCCCCGCCGAGGGAGGAGATAAGGCTCGCGGAAAACCCGGTCACGGTTTCCATATACTCGTTTGCAGAGAGCCCGGCGGTCTTGTATGCGTCGTTCGCATACTCCATTACCTTACCGGAGCTATCCTTAAAGAGCGTCTCAACGCCGCCGACTAACTGCTCATAATCAGCGTATGCGCTGATAACCTCTTTCCCGAGCTTTATTGCCGCCGCCGCGAGTGCCGCCGTTGCCGCCGCCGCCGCTGTTCCGAGTGCGGTCACGGCGGTCTTTACCTTGTCGAACTTCTTCCCGGCCTCCTCGGAGTCCTCTCCGGCCTTTTTGACCTCTTTCCCGTATTCGTCGATAGACTCGGCGCACCCGTCGGAGGATTTCGCGGCCTCGTCCATATAGGAGGCGTTTTTATCGAGTTCCGAGCCGAGCTTGTTAAGCTCCGCCTCGGCGTTATTTACCTGTGTTTGATAGGAATTGACGGAGCGAGTCGTAGACTCGTATCCTTTTTCAGCGGCGGAGAGCTCGCCCTTTGCCTTTTCGAGTTCCGCCGTGAGCTTGGCTTGCTCCTCGGTCGTGTCGCCCGTCTCGTCGCCGAGCGCGGCGAGAGCGGCCTCGCAACGCGAAATCTCGGATTGCGCGGAGGAGACTTTTTCGGCGTAGTCCGATTGAGCTTTTTTTGCTTTCTCGAGCTGTTCCGCCGCCGCCTTGACCTTTTCTTTCTGCTGGTCGTACATACGGGAGAGCACGTCGCCTTTCGCGCTCAAAGCCGCGTAGCTGTTCGCCTGTCCCGCGTATTGACTCTCTACGAGCTTTAATTCCGATTTAAGCGTTCCGAGGGCGGAGTTGATGTTTTTGAGAGACTCCTTGTATTCTTTTTCGCCGTCGATAGCGACTTTCGTTTTTATCTCACGGTTTGCCATTACACGCCCTCCTCGCCTCTGTTCTTACCGTGTGCGGATAGGTATAGCTCCCAAAGGTCGAAAACCTCTCCGGGAGCCATAAAAAGAGCCTCCGCCGGGGAGACTCCGCAAAGAACGGCGATACGGTAGTATTCCGCCCGCCTTATCTTGTTTTTTTTTGATTAAGTTCCGCGAGCCCCTCGTCGATTTCGTCGTCCGCCGGGCTCGTTACCTCTCGACCATAGCCGAGCTCGATAGCCGTCATAATTGCGCGCTTGAGCGTCACGATTTCAAACGGCCTCACCATGAGGAGAAAATCGTCCTTTTCCGGGATAGCGCCCGGGTCGTATCCGAGCCGCCGACGGAGGAGCTCGCCGCGCTCTGCCAGTACCGCCGCGATAGCGCACGTCGCCGCGAAGCTCTCGCGGGTATCCTGCTCTATTGCCTCGAGTGCGAGTTGTGTCCCGCCGAAATCGTCCCGGAGTGTAAACATAGCCTCGCCGTCAAATGCGAGGTAATACGTCGCGTCCGCGAGCGTCACTTTTGCCGTTTTCATGCCTTTACCCTCCAATTACCAAAGCGGGAGGCGAGCCGTTCTCGCTCGCCTCCCGTCCGTGCTGATATTAGCCTCCCACTTTGCCGAGCTTGGTATCGCACCACGCGATACACTCGCTTTCCGTCGTGAACTCTTTCGTGATGCGCCATGCGCCAGAGTTGCAACGGAACACGGTAAAGGTCGTCGCGCTCGTGCCGAACGTGATAGAGGAGCCCTTTGTCGCCGCGCTGTCGTTGCCGAGAATAGCCTTGACAAGCGGATGAAACACGCCCTTGAAATAGCGGACTCCGCCGCGAATAATGACCTTGTAATAGCAAAGGCCACCGCGAGGAGCTACGTCTCCGTCGGAGTCCGTGACCTCGCTCGACTGCGTATCCTTGGTCGCGCCGTGAATAGCGGCGTGTACCTCGTCCGTCTTGTCGTCCGTTTCCAGCGCAAGAGAGCCGGAGGCGAACATATCGACCTTTTCGGCGAGCGCGTCGTCGGCGTAGAGCTCGCCGGAGGCGTTCGTAACGGTGAGGTCGGCCTTAACGAGCTTACCCACGGTTACGACTTTCTCGTAGTCGTAGGTCGGGAGCGCATTGTCCGGCGTGGTTTTCGTCGGGGCGAAGATAGGTCGCTTTGCGCCAAACTGTGCCATAATAAAACCTCCTAAAAGTTTTTCGATTTGAGAAAGCCGTCGTACACCCGAGCCGCCGCGTCGGTTGCCGGGTCTGCCGCTTTCTCGTTTGCTGTTTGGATGAATGGGCGGGCGGGCTGTCCCTGTTTACCGAACTCGTCCACAAAAGCGACCTCGGCGGCGCGGCGCTTGTTGCCGTGTCGCCGAGTGCCTTTCGGGTAAACGTAGATAGCTCGTCCGTCCGATGTTTTCTTGAGCTTTTTGTCGTAGGAAATGCTTTGCGCCGTCTCGCCGGTGCTGTACTTGCCCGAGAGCATAGCGCGCGCCTCGGCCTCCTGCGCCGGGGCGATAACTTCTGCCTCCGCGACGAGCATTTCGAGCACTACCTCGTCGGGGATTTCTGCGATAGCGTCAAAACCGCCGATAAGCTCCTCGAGCCCGCTCGTGGATAGATTAGCCATCGTCAACGCCTCCCGCGATTTCACACTCAAAGGCGTAATGCTGTCCGTTTTTATCGGAGGCCGGAGTCACCGTCGGGCGGGTAAAGCCCGCCGCCACGAGCCGCCGAGAGATTTCCCGCCGGTATGTGCGGGTATTCTTCTCGAGCGGCGCGTATAGGTGGACTTGCACGAGATAGCGGTAATGTGCCGCGTCGTCGTCTGCGAAGTCCGCCGGGAGCGCGGTATAGTTGAAAACGATATACTCGGTCGCCGCTCCCTTATACACGCTGTCAGCGGTAGGGAGGAGACTGTCGAGCGTACCCACTAAAAGAGCGTTTACGTTCATTCGCTCGCCTCCCTAAACTCGGAGCAATTAAGCTCGTAGTATTCCCGCGCCTCCGTGTATGCGCGCTCGACCTTGTACTCTTTGCCCTCATAGGAGAGCCGCTCTTGACCGTCATAGTCAGCGGCGCGGAGCTTTACCGTCAGCGCGAGCGAGATACCCGCTTGTCGGGCGGCGTAGAACTCGCTCCGCTTGGTAGAGGACACGTCGGCGAAAACGGTCGTCTCCGTGATTGTCTCTTTCGGAAAACCGTCCGCGTCGCGCCCCTCCGTAACGGCTTTGAGCGTCACAACGTCGCGCCAGTACATGAGCTATCCCCCCTCCGCCGCGATATAGGAGTCCGATAGCGAGAGGCCGTTTCTCTGCTCTTTATACGAGGCGCGGAGCCTGTCCGCGTCCTCGTTGTCGAGCCCAAACTCCGCCTTGACGTAGGTCGTCACCGCCTTTTTGATAAGCGGGTCGGTTTCGTCGTTCGCTTTTGCCTCAAGAACGCCGCCGAGCACAAGGTCGGCTCGAGCGGCGTTAATGAGGTCGGTCAATTCCCCGTCGTGGACGGTGGAGGAAAGTCTCACGCTATGGCGGACGGAGGCGAGATATTCGTCACCGACTGCCATACTCGAGCCCTCCTATTAAGCCGCCGCCTTTGCGAGATGCACGAACGCACCGAAGCCCGCGACCGGCTTGGAGTCGAACACGCAAGCGCCGAGATAGTCGATGCTGTTCGTAGCAAGGCCGGAGTGCTCGGAGCGGACGACGGTAATATCCTGCGAATAGTTGCCGATGATATAGGAGAAGTCGCCGAGATACGCCTCATGTGCGGCGAGAGAGCCGGTAAAGTAGACCTCCGCGCCCATGATGTAATACTTGCCGTTTGCGAACTCGATAACGTTGTTCTTGCTCTTGTTCATCAGCGGGAAGAAATCGGAGAAGAACGTCGCCTTGTTCATGCACCAAACGGCGTTACGCTCGTAACCGTCGCCGAGCAAGCCGTAGAGCGCGATAACGTTCTCCTCGGTGAGAGAGGCCGTCTTACCTACGGTAATCTGGTCGGTGCCGTCGGCGTACGCGCCGCTCGCGCCCTTACCGGCAGTCTTAACGCCGCCGGGCTGATTTGTACCCGTGCCGGTGAAAATGTACTTTTCAATGCGGCGGGCGACGGCCTCGGCGATAACCTCGACGATATAGCTCTCGAACGCGGAAAGCGCCATCTCGGAGCAAGCGCGGGAGGCTTTGACGAGCTTCACGATTTCGTAGCCGGTCAGAGAGACGGAGCCGAGGGAGTCGCTCGCGGCGGTAATGGCGGCGTTTTCGGTGTGGAGCGCGGCCTCGTCGTTCGTACCCTCGATAGCGAACTTGAAATTGCCGGGGACGTGGAAAATCTTGCATCTCTGCAAAATCGGCGCGACCTCGTACATTTTCTTGATAATCTGATTTGCGGTCGTCTCCGGGATAATGGGGAGGCCGGAGTTTGCCGCCGTGGAGTATGCGCGCTTTTCGTCGTCGGTCAGCGGCTTACCCTGCAAAGTCTTGAGCCATGCGGAGCGATAGAGCTTTTCGGTGCTCTCCGGCGCGGGCTGATTTGCGGAGCGAGCGACGGGATTAGAGAGGCCAGCGGGAGAGGCCGGAGCCGCGCCGCCGTTGAGCATACGCTCGATAGCCTGTCTCTTTTCGAGCTTCTCGTCCTCCTCGTTGAGCTCGCGGAGCTCTTTCTCGAGGTCGTCCATGTTGAGCTTGTTCTCGCTGTCGCCCTCAATGAGCTTACGGATTTCAGCTTTGCGGGCGGCGATTTCTGCGCGTCTCTTTTCGATGTTCATAATTTACCTCCAAAAAATGATAGTTGTTGTGTGGTCTGTTAGTATGTCAAAGCTACGAGTTTCTTCCGCCTCCGGGCTTGCTCCAAAGCCGCAAGCTCCCTCGAGTGCTCCTCCTCGAAAAAGCTCCGAGCCGAAATAGACGTGTCATTATAGGCGGGAATGTCCACCGCCGACACGTCGTATAGCTTTTTGACCTTTGTGATAGTGCGGGTATGGGTAACGGAGTCATAGGATGCCTCGCGCACCGTGAAAGAAAAGGACATTTTATCGACGTACCCGCCGTCGATTTCCTCGTAAAGCTCGCGCCCGGCAGTTGTTCCGCCGAGGTCTGCGTCGATGTTTACGCCGCGCTCGTCGATGTTGAGCGCGAGCGTTTTGTTTCGGAGGCGAGCGACGACCTTTCCGCCGTGGTTGTAGTTGAAAATCACGTCGGACATATCGCACTCGTCGAAAGCGTGACGGTCGATAATTTCCTTGTATTCCACGCCGTCGCACTCCCATAGCACCGTAGGCGAATTGAATACGATAGCCGTACCGCGTACCCGATACTCTTTCGAGCCCTCGTCCCTCGGAACGAGGCTAAAGTCCTGCAAAGCGCGATACTCGCGCCCCTGTTTGATAGCCATAGCCTAACCCTCCTCTTTCCCGCCGGTTGGCTCCCCGGGCGGCGTAGTGTCGTCCGGCGGCGTATTTCCGCCGGTCTGGTATTTGTCTGCGAGCTTTGCGTTTACCATGTTCAGCGTTTGGACGCGGCGCGCGCCCTCCTCGCCGCCGATGGTCGGCATATCGAACATAGTCAAGATTTGGTCGAGCGTCGCCGCGCCGATTTCCGTCAAGAACTTTGCCGCCGTGACCTTTTCCGGGAGCGTCGCAAACTGGACGGAGTTCGCGGAAAAGACGATACGGTTTCCGTACCCGAACTCCCGCTCAGTAAAGAGCACATTCGAGAACGCTTGCGAGAGACGGCGGAAAAACGGGGCGATTTCGCCGCTATAAAAAGCCTGTTCCTGTTGCGGAGTCGCGGTATTCTCGACGATTTCTTTCGACACGCCGAGATAGTCGTAAATCTCCTCTTTGACGTATGCGAGCTGTGTCGCCGGGATAGGAGTCGTCTTGTCTGTGATAGGCGTATAGTCGTATTTCGCGTCCGTGACGATAACGCCCGCTCCGTTGTTCTCCATACGGAGGTTGTCCCGGATAAAGTCGTCTCTGCGGCGGTTTAAGTCCTCCGTCTTGACGGCGTTCGAGACTTTCAAAATACCCCGGATAACCGCGACGAGCTCGGCAAACTTGCTCATGCTCTGATTGAGCGTGTTCGCTGTCTTGAGCGCGGTATCGAGCGGCTTGTTTCCGTCACCGAAAATATCGTGCTCGAGGAAATGCCGCCGGACATGGATAATCCTGGAATACTCGCAAATGTACGTTGCGCCGGTCGCAAAGGTAAACCGGCAATAGAGCGTACCCATGTACTCGAGGAGCTCGAAATACTGCGCGTTGATAGGGTAGACCGCCGTCAAACGGCCTGTTTCATCGAAAACCGGGTACGCTATCGCGTTGTTATATACCTTGTACTGCGCGGCGAGCTTGTAATAGAAGTCCGCCGCCGTCATGTACGGATTAGGCCGGAACTGTAAAATACGGTCGATATAGTCGTTTACCGCGACCGTTGTCTCTGCCGACTGCCGGACGTGGCGCGGCTGTGCGGTCGATGCTCGGCGGGCGAAAGCGTCCACGGCGGAACGCACCGTGTTAATATCCCACATATTGCCGGAATACGGTACGAAAGTAGACTCCCACGAGCTCAAGAGCTTGTATGCGTGGAAATCTTTATTTTTCTCGCTCTTGCCCCCGAAAATAGATTGAAAGAGCCCTCTCTTTGCCATTTTTTCACCCCACTAAATACATATAGTCCTCGTAATCCCGCACATAGATAACCCACGCATTGAGGAGGGATACCATGCCGTCGATACGGCGCTTTTCGGAAATCTTGACGGGCTGAATGTTGTTCACGCCGCTTTTTTTAACACCTGTGTTCGTCAAGCACCAAAGCAAAACGGGATTTTTGTTGTAATTGACTTTCTTATCGGCGAGCGCCGCGCCGAGCTCCCTCATAGGTTGCGACCATGTAAAAGGGCCCTGTGCAACGGCGCACATTTCAAAGCCGTTCGCTTTCATTTCGTCCACCCAATAACCGGCGAGAGCGCGGTCGTAGCCGATTTTGAAAGCGTCTATCTTGAGCTCGTCCCGCATTTGGCAGTACCACGCCGTCACCGCCGAATAATCGACGCGAGTACCCTCGCATATCGTGACGAGCCCCCGCTCCGCCCAAATCTTATAGGGCGCTTCTTGCGTGTTGTGCTCGTCGAGCTGGTCGATTTTCTTTTGAGGGAGGAAATAGTGCTGAAAGACATACACGATTTCATCGTCCGACGAGCGCCGGATAATCAGCGTCGCGCACGTTAGGTCGGTCGTCGCGGAGAGGTCGCACCCGCCGATAGCGTAGGTGTTATAGACCTCCTCCGGCTTGAATGTCGCCTCGTTTACTGCGTCCTCATAGGAGAGCCACGAGGCCGCGCCGGTCGCCTTTACGTTAAAGTCCTTGCAGAGAACGCCGGGCAAGTCCTCGGGATTTTTCTTTGCTCGCTCTACGAAGTCGGCGAGCGTGGTATATTGCTTTATCGTCCCGAGGCCGGGATTTGCCTTTATCCACGCCGTCGGGTCTGTCCACTCCTCGCGCTTGTCGAGCTCGTAGAGGACGGGGAGGAAACGCTCGTCGGGAGTCTGCCCGTCGGCGACCTCGCAAGCGTAGCCGTAAAGGTTATCGAAAACAGACTCGCGCACCGTGCCGGACGTGGTAATCATAATCACGAGAGGCTGTCGGCGGCTCGAGGTCGATTGCTTCATAACCTCGTAGAGATTGCGGTCGCGTATCGCGTGTAGCTCGTCGATAATAACGGCGTGAGAATTGAGGCCGTCGAGGGTGTTCGAGTCCGAAGCCAGCGCCTCAAACTTGGAGGCCGTCGCCGGGAAATAAATGTCGTTTCGCCGCTTCTTGAGAATGGCGGAGAGCTCGGGGCTCTGCTTCACCATGTTTACGGCCTCGGTGAGCGTCTTTTTCGCTTGGTCTTTCTTGGTCGCTACGGAGTAAATCTCCGCCGCGCCCTCGTAGTCTGCGACGAGCATATAGAGCGCAAGAGCCGCGAGGAGCGTACTCTTGCCGTTCTTTCGCCCTACAAGAAAGAGTGTCTCTCGAAAGCGCCGGTATCCCGTCGCCCTCTCGAGCCACCCGAAAAGGAGTTGTATAAATGCTTTTTGGAAAAGCTCGAGCGTCAGAGACTCGCCGAGCGTCCCTTGAGACTGCTTGCAAAACCGCTCGACGAAAGTAATCGGCCTCTCGCCGACGGCCTCGTCGAAGTAATACGGCGAACTCTCGTCCGCCGCGTCCATTTCCGCCACGAGGCGACCATACACGGCCTTTACTCGCTTGCTCGTGACGATTTCGCCGGAGGAAATCCGCTCCCAATATTCCCGGACGTAGTTCACTACTTGCCCGACCGGGCGGCGGGCTTTGTGATAAAGCTCATAAGCTCGTCACCCGCCGATTTCTTTTCTTTCTCCGGGAGCAACGCGACGAGTTGGTTTGTGAGAGCGGAAAAGGATTTTATCGTCGTGTTATAGGCACGGAGAGCCGGGGACTCCCGGCGGAGCTTTTGCGCCCCCTGTACGAAACCCTCTATCAAGTCGCCGTTGTTGATTTCGTCGGCGAGGCGTTCCAGCGTGACGGAGGTCACGGCGAATTGATTGATAAGCCCCTCGGCAAACTGCCGCTTTTCGGGAGGCATTTCTTTGAAAAGGCGTTTAATTTTCTTCTTTTTCGCCTCGATTTTTTCAGAAACCGAGAGCTCGTCGTAGCTTTTTTTATTTGTCGCCATATAATGAGTAAACCTCCCTCCGCCCCGGTTTTACCCCCCCCTCATGTGCGCGCCCGGGTCAGTTCTTCCGAGGATTGAGGCGCGGTTACTTACCGGGTATCTATTTCGGCGCACCCCGGGGGGGATGTGGCGCTGTGATAATATTTCCGTCTGCATCGAAAGCGAGGCCGTCGGCAAGCGGCGGCGTTCCCTCGTGTATCAATGCGTGACACGTCCGGCAAACTGTCTCGAGGTTATCCTCGCCGAGCGCGATTGCCGGGTCGTCGATGTTCCTCGGCGTGAGCTCTATCTTGTGATGCACGATAACGCCGGGCTCGCCACAATGGACGCATAGCCCCGCGTCTCGCTTGAGAATATATGCTCGTGTGCGTCTCCATGCCGGAGACTCGTAAAACGCTTTTGCAAACTCTCTCATGCTCTCCGCCTCCGAGTGGATAAAGAGAACGCCCCGCACGGCCTCAAGCGTCCTCACGCATAAGCGCAAGGGCTCGACCATGTAGGGCGCACGGCGGCGAGGTTTCCCTCGACCTCTCTTTACGCCTCAATGATAGCACGGGGAAAATGCAAGTTTCCATACACCTTTTTTTCAATACATGAGAATAAGCGAGAAAGCGCCTTACATGGACGGCATAGCCCCCGCGCCGAAGTAGAGGAGAGCGAAGCGCACAAGAGCTTTGTTGCGCTGGTCGTAGATGGACGTAGGCGAGGCGTAGCATACGGCCTCGGCGATTTCTTCCTTGCTCTTGCGCTCGATGTACCAAAGCCGGAGGATACGCGCGTCGGCCTCGTCCATCTGCGCGAGCACGTCGTCGATTTCCTCGACCTTATCCCGGGTAACTTGGATTTCCCGCATAACCTCGGCGAGCTCGAGGCAGTCCGCGAGCGCGTCGTTTACAGATTTCGCACCCGTGTACGGCTTGGACATATCCGCCGACGGATACTCCGACGGCGCGCCGTATCGTAAAATGCGCTCCTTTTTCCGCTCGAGATTGCCTAAAGCCGTCTCGAGCAAGCCGCGAGCGCGGAGAGTTTTCTCCGCCGCCTCGAAATAGTTAATCATTAGCTCGCCCTCCTCGTGTGTTATCGTGGTTTAGGCGCGTTTCCCTCCGTGGCGGTATTCGCGTCCCTTGTTGTACTCATGCTTTGCCATGAGCACGGCCTCAACGTCCACGCCCATATAGGCGAGGTAATCGAGGATGCGGATAATCGCGTCGCAAAGCTCGACGGCGACTCCCTCCGGCTTACAAGTGCCGGTTTTCTCGTCCTTGTCGCAAGCGCCCTCGAACTCGCACACCGCGCCCGGGATACCACAGCACCCGTAAATAGCCGGATTGCCGTCGCGCCACTCCTCGAGCGCCTCCGACACTTCCGAATGAATGAGCGCGGCGACCTCGGGAAAGCTCCGAGCCGTCTCCCACCATCCATGCGCGACCGCGTTTTCGTGGACTTCTTTCGCAAATTCGTTTACTGTCATTTTCGTTTCCTCCGTTTCGGTTTTATAAATACACCGTCCCGCCGATAAAAGCGGGCGACGATATACTTTCCTCCGTTTACGTCGTTGTGCCATGCGCCAGCATCCGCGAGGAAATAGCCCGGATAGAGCCTTTCATACTCGGCGTTGTTGGTCGTGTCGCGGGCGAGCTCCTCGGCGCGCTTGCCGGAGATACGCCCGTCCCGTGTTTTCGGCTCCGGGTCGATAAGGTTTTTCGAGGCGTTCCATGCTCGAGCATAGAGCGGGCTCTTGACGATGTAGTGACCGAGCCCGGCAAGGCCGCTCTCCGTGAACTGCAAACGGCGGGAGTTCGCGTACCCGAGCCCCCATAGCTTTTCGAGCTCGTCTCTATCCATTCCGCCGGATAGCGTGACGTGATGATGATAGCGCCCATTCTTGGAGCCCTTTTCCGTAACTGCTATGTACTTGAGCGGCGGGAGTCCTTGCTTTTTCCGTGCTCTCTGCACCCGGCGGATGTAATTCCGTAAAAGGCGTTGCGCCTCCTCCGGGCTCTCCGGCTGTTGCTGATAGGTCAAATGGATTTCGAGGTCGTCCGGCGTAAAGTTCGCGTGGAGGAGACGGACGAGCTTTTCCTCTCTATGCCGCTGATTGAGTTTCGCTTGAGCGGCGGAGGTCGGCTTGCTCCGCTTGCCTCTGCTCCGGCCTTGCCGATAGGTCGGGTAGATATATACGTCGAGATACTCGCCGCAATAATAGCGTTTCTCTCTGTAAACTGTTTTCATGTGACACCCTCCGACGAGAGCTCGCCTATGGTCGGTTTGTTAATATTCCATACGAGCCCGTAAAAACGCGCTTTGCGCTCGATTTTTTGCCCTTGCATACCGTCCCGGAGAGTGCTATAATAATAAAGGTATGAGTAATCGCTCGTCTTTTCCGGGACGAGTCCCCGCCGACGTTCTGCAAAGCGTCGGCGGTTTCTCTTTTTCTGTCCTGCATTGTCAATCCTCCGCGCGGCGGTAAAGTTCTACGAAGTCCGCCACGAAATCGAGGATAATCCGCTTTGCCTCATAATATATAATAGGTAGGAGCAAGAGCATGAACTCGCCGCCGACGGCCTTATAGCCTCGCCACGCGAGCGCCGCGCTCAAGCCCTTTGTGAAAACGACCGCCGTCACGATAAGCACGGCGAGGAACTCCGCCGCCGCGAGGCGGCTTTTCTTTTTGCGTCTCATTCTCTGCCTCCCGTAATTATGCGGAGCGGGCAATTATCGAGGCGCTCTTTCGACACTCTGATACCCCGCGTCGCGTAAAGCGTCCCGCGAGCCGTGCAAGCGCCGTCGCTACCGCGTCCTCTATTTCCGCCCATGTTTTCGTAATATTTGCAATACGCACACGCCGTCGGGATTTTTCTCATTTGCGTTATTACAACGACTTTTCCGAGGAGTTCACTCCCGGACGGCTCCCGGGCGAACTCTTTCCGCGTCGTGTGCTTGCACGGATTTCCGCAATTCCGCTTGTTGCACTCTGTATTTTTCTGTGGGTCGCACTCATATAATTTCGGAAATCTCATTTTTCGCCCTCCTCGTCCTCCGGGATAGGTGTAAAGCACTCGCAACGGAGGACTCGCTCTTTTTCGTCTGCGTGTATCGGGCTCGGACGGCGGCTATCCATGCGCTCTATACATGGGATGCAGTAATCGCCGTCTCTGCCCTTACGCGGGTCGTGTACCTCTCGAATGTTGTCGCATTTCCGGCAATCGAACTCGTACCGCCATTTCGGGAGCTTTTCTCGGCGACGCTTCATGTTCTGCGCCCCGTTTCGTCCATGATAAAAACGCGGCAATTATAGCCGTCTTTGTAGTCGCGTTTCCCTCTGCCTACGTCAATACCTGCCGTCTCGCACCGTTGTACGGCTCTCGCGAGCTCCGAGATATAAAATCTATCCCGTCTCATTTGAGGCATTTTCCAATAATCGGGGTCTTTGCAAAATCGGCACTCCATAGGGCAACCGAGCAACGCCGGAGGGATGCGCTTATATACGAGCTCGTCTATAATGAGCGCCAACGTCTTACCGTTGCGACGACCGCCTCGAAAAATCGTCTCGTCGCGGTCGATAACGTATCGCACCATTTCCGGGTACGGCTCCACGCCGAGAGCTTTACAAATCCGATGGAGGCGGATTTTCGCCTTTGTTCTTTCAAACATTCTCATTCCTCCTCGTGATAGGCTCTATCCCCGGCGTAGACCGCCGGGGAATTATTGAGCCGTTAATTTTACAAATCAAAGCCGGGCGCGAAGCCGAGGGAAGCGTACGCGTTGTCGCGGTTGACTGTGCCGTCGGCGACCACACGCACGAAACTGTCGGAGTTGCTCGCACTCGGGGAACGGAGCCACCAATACCACGTCCCATCTCCGACGTGCTCTTTCACGCGGTCACGCTCCCGCTTGAAAATCTCAAGTTGAACGCTGTCCGGCTCCTCGTTCCACCAATCGCCCGCGCCGAAAACGTCGGTCGCGGAGGGTATCCGCAGAGTATCCGCGTACTCGTGACGTTCTCCGTCGATTTCCTCGGACATGAAACGAGGCTCGAACGCCTCCGCGAGCTCGTCCGGGAAAAGCGGGAGAATATCCTCGAGGACGTGTCGCCGCCCCTCGCTCTTGAGGTATCCGCCCTTGTTGGTCGGCGTGTCGTTCATGCGCCACTTTTCCGCGAGGGAGTCCTCGAGGACGAAGCGGGCGCGCTTCTCGTTGACATATCCGCCGCAAACGGCATTGACGAGCTCGCCGTTTTTGAGCTCGATAGCGAACTTGTCGCCCGGACGGATAAGCTCGAGGCCGTTCCCGCTCGAAATGGCCTTTTTGAGTTCCGCGAAAGAGATTTCCTTGTTCCTTGTGGTAATGAGTTGCATCGTCTTTTCCTCCGTTCAAAAGATTTTACAGAAATAGTGATTGCCGATAATCATATCGACGCTCTCGTTATAAGGCGCGGTCGAAAAATAGACCGTATCCTCTGAAAGAATGTGCTCCCGCTCCTCTATGGCGGTATGCACCGCGAGATATTGTTCCTTGTCCGGCTCCGCCGAGTAGAGGTACGGAGCGGGGGAGAATTGCCATACGTCGCCGTATTTCTGAAATACGACCTCCTCGACCGTATCCGGGAAATAGTCGGAGAGCATACGGTTTAGAACGACCTCGACGACGGCGACTTGTCCCTCGAAGCTCTCGCCGCGCGCCTCGTGGTAGACGAGGCAAGCAAGGATATAAACGTCCTCGTCGCTGAAATGGAGCTCCGCGTATCTGTTCTCGGGCTCCGGCTCTACCGTCAGCTCCTCCGGCGTTTCCTCCGCCGCCTCCGGCCTTGCCGGTGCTATGTATGTCAGCGTTTGCCGTTCCGCCGCAAGTGCGCTTGTCCGCTCCGCGACCGGCTCCGGCGCTGTCTCTCGGATGCGGAGCGTCACTATGAGCACCAACGTAAAGAGGAGAGAGGCGAGGAGGGCGGCTTGCATCCGGCGGCGCTGTCTGCGGCGTTTCCGCCGCTCCTGCCTTGTCATGGCTTACCGGCCTCCGGCGTATCCTCGGCGAGCACGATATACTCGCACTCTCGGGCGATTGCCGTCCACCGAACGCCCCACGCACGGGCGGCGGCGTGTACTGCCTCGTATTTGTTCACGCCGTTTACGGTGAGCTCGCCGTATTCCTTGTGACGGACGAGGTATAATTTCATCGTCCCAGCAAAGCGCGGGCGGTATCCCGCCGGTGCTGATTGCTCGTGCTTCATTCTGCTACCCTCCCGTCGATAAGCTGAAAGCTCTCTCGGATAGTCACGGGCTCGCGTCTGCCTACGTCAAACTCGAGGGCGCAATATCGCCCGCCGGGATGAACGTAGACGACCGTCCCGGGGATTGCTTTCGGCTTGCCGTCTTTGCCCGGAACGTCGAACGTCGCGGGCTTTACCGTGATGCGGTCGCCGAGCTTAATCATTCGACCACCTCCGGCGCGTCTGCCGCCTCTGCGGGCTTGTCCGCCGCCGGAGCCGTCTTATTGTTCGCCGCGCGTAGGAAAGCGTCTCGGAGCATATTCACGAGCGGGGAGGCCGTCGTCGGAGTCGCCGGAGCATCCGCTTTCGGATTGTCCATGTCCGCCCGCTCGACGAAACCGCATAAAATCGCCGCCGAGACTACCTCACCAACGAAGCCGCCGACCTCGCTCTCGGCGAGCGTCTGCGTCCTCGTGCGGACTCTGAAAGCGCCGGTCTTGAAATCAAAGACGACATACGCCCGCTTTCCCTCCGGCGGCTCGATTTTGACCGCCGCCGCGTCCGCGATAACTTCCTCCGGGCTCGGTACGGTATAACCGGCCTTTTTCAGAGTGTCCAGTTGTGCCGCGTCGATGGCGAACGCCTCGCCGCCGAGTTTCTTTGAATAGAGCTTTTTCATTTGTGCGACCTCCTTAATCGTTCGACTCGCTAATAACGGCGATTTTTGCAAGGGCGGACGTTTGCGCCCATTCCTCGGCGAGAATACGGGAACTCCGCTCGAACTCCTGCGAGAGTGCGGCGAAAGCGTCCTCGTTCCTGTCCTTGACCGCGCTCCACATTTCCTTGTGGACTTTCTCAATATCTGTGTGCATCTGCTTTGTGCGCTCGATGCACTCTTTCAGCTCCGCCCACGCCTCACGGTCAGAGGCAAAGCCGCGCCCGCGTTCCTCCATCGTGCCGGAGACGGCCTCCGCGACGGCGGCTTGTAGGTTTGCCATAAGCCGGACTCTCGAACTCGTTTCGCTCATTGTGTTATTCCTCCTTTATTTCCCCGCCTCGATAGCTCGGAGCGGGCTCTCGTCGCTCATGCCTCGCATGAGCGCACTCATTTTGATAGACTCCTCGAGGCTCATTTCCCGCGGCTCTACGTCCGCGCGAATTGCAAAGATACGGTGCTTTTGAATGTAGGCCGCGAGGAAAGCGTCCTTTTCTTTTTCCCAAAGCCTTTTATAGAAATCGAAAAGATACTCGATTTCCACCTTTTCGGCGGGAGTGCAGTCCGCGCCGAGTTGAGTCCTAACCTTGCGCCCGCTCGCGGTATATACGAGCTCGTAGGTGTAGCCGCCCGTGACCTTGTAGACCACTTGCTTGAGGATTTTCTTTTCCTCCCCGCCGTGATATGTGAAGTCGTGGCGGACGCGAGTCTCCTCGTCGAGCTCTGCCTCCGAAATGCCGTATTTCTTCATCATGCGAGCGAGGAGCTTTTCGGCGTTCTCGGCCTCGCCGCCGACTCCGTGCTCGGCAAGCGCGCGGATTTTCTTCAATAATGCCGTTTTATCCATTCTCGCGGCTCCTTTCCAGTTTTGGACACCATGCCGGGATATACGGGTCAAAACGTTTCACACCGACGACGCGCCCCTTGCATCTGCCGGGAGCAAAGCACCGATAGAAGATAATGTCTTTCGCCCACGGCTCCGTAACAACGTGCTCGCACCCCTCGCAAGTATTGGAAAAATCGGCGTTCATTTCTCTGCCTCCGCCGCCGGGAGGCCGAGCCACCATAGCGGGCTATCCCGCTCCGGGCGGCGGCAGTCGTCGCAATCCTCCGCCGAGCACGAGGAGCAATAAATCCGGCGGAAAGCATCGTCCCACGGCGTTTCAATCGCCGGGATAGAGCCGAGGAACGCCGCGAGCGTCTCCGCATTCGCCGTGATACTCTGAAAGTTGTCCATGCTCACGCCTCCAAAGCCCGCAGTATTTCGCGGAGGTCTGCGTCGAGCTCTTTCCAAAACTGCGCGTTGTCGGCGGCGTGGATATATTTCGGGGAGCCGTCCTCTTTCTTTTCCTCTGCGAGCTTTTCCCATGTCGCCGCCTCACCCTCGCGGGTCTTGGTCGTCATAAGGATGTAGAGCGAGAGCTTGGAGCATTGTTCCGCTGTTAACGTCTTTCCGTTCATGGTATGAGTAACCTCCTTTTTTACTGTGCCGCTTTCCGACGGCCTCTATTTCGGTACGACCGATTTACTCGAGCCTCCGCTACCGCCGCGCTATACCCTTGACGAAAGCGGGAGTCCGTTTCCCCGGTCTTGCCTCGCTCGAGCTCGCGGTATATGGTCGCTTGGCACTTGCCGACGCGCTCGGCAATCTCGCCCGGCTTTGCGCCCTTTGCGTACATTTCCTCGATAATCCGCCGCTCCTCGAGCTTTAAGCACTCGTATTTCATAACCTCGCCTCCGTTTCTGCGTAAAAAAATAAGTGCGTCGGAGCTTATTAGCTCTTTCGCACTTAATGATAAACGCCACAGTTTATAAAAAGATTATCAATTCCCCTGGCTATTCTGGCCGTAGTGTGAGATAATGGGTATGGCAAAAGCCGGGAACCTTGATAATCGAATAGAATGAATTGGGTGTCCGCCCTCTCACACAAAAAACATGAGAGGACGGATATCAATGGCTGAAAGAGTTTATTGTTTATACAGAGTTTCCACCAACAAGCAGGTCGATCACGATGAAAACAACCAGGCAGACATCCCTATGCAGAGAAAAGCCTGCCACGATTTTGCGGCGAAAATGGGCTGGGTCATCGTGGGCGAGGAGCAGGAAACTGGCGTATCCGGTTATAAAGTCAGCGCCGATGACCGTGATAAACTGCAGCTCATCAAGAAGTATGCAGAGCAGGGCAAGTTCGATATTCTGCTTGTCTTCATGTTCGACCGACTGGGCCGCAAGTCAGATGAAACACCCTTCGTTGTGGAGTGGTTTACTAAAAAGGGCGTCCGCGTCTGGAGCGTACAGGAAGGAGAGCAGCGGTTTGAGTCCCACACGGACCGCCTGACCAACTATATCCGTTTCTGGCAGGCCGATGGAGAGAGCCAGAAAACTTCGATGCGCACCAAAACGGCCCTTGGCCAGATGGTAGAGGAAGGCCGGTTCCGCGGTGGAAACGCACCATACGGGTACCGGCTGGAAAAGAGCGGCATCCTCAACAAGCGCAAACATGAGGTGTACATGCTGGTCATTGATGAGGACGAGGCCAGAGTCGTCCGGATGATGTTTGACCTCTGCATTTCGTCCGGTTACGGCAGATGGCGCCTTGCCAACTTCCTCAACGACCACGGGATCAAAAACCGGAAGGGACAAAACTGGCACGACGCCAGTGTGGGGGGCATCCTGCACAACCCGCTCTACAAGGGAATCCTTCGGAGCGGAGAAACCTATGCCGGCCCCTTTGAGGCCCTCCAGATCATCGCCCCAGACCAATTCGACCTGGCGCAGAAACTGATGCTGGAGCGGACCAATGAGCGGAAAGAGCGGCGCACAGTACCGCTGAATACCGCAGGCCAATCCCTGCTTTCCGGGAACATCTTCTGCGGCCACTGCGGAGGCCGGCTGGTGCTCACTACCAACGGGACAACCACCCGCCTTGCGGATGGGACGCCGGTCCATAAAAAGCGTATTCGCTATGTATGCTACAACAAGACCCGGCGCCGTCAGGAATGTACAGGACAGACTGGATACACAATGCACATTCTGGACGGGATCGTCACTGAGGTGCTGCATCAGGTCTTCGACAAGATGCAGGGAGCTTCCAACGACATGATTGTGGGAAGTGCGGTTCAAAAGCAGATGGCAATGATACGCTCGGAATTGCAGCGGGCCAGAGCCGAAAACACCAAGGCCAATAAGGAATATGAATCCCTCAAGTCCGAGGTGCTGAAGGCGATCCAAGGGAAAAGCGCCCTGCCGCAAGATGTGCTGACTGAAATGCTGGAGGATACCCGACAGAAGGTACTGTCCACCAGTGAACGAATCACGACCCTTACCGCAGAACTGAATGATGGAAACTCTAAGATCGAGGAGATGAAGGCCGAGTTCAACCGGATCGTGTCCTGGTCCAAGATTTTTGATGAAAGCCCGATGGAGGTCAAGAAAATGATCTGCGGCTACATCATCAAGAAGGTTTCGGTGTTCCGGGACTATAGGGTCAAGATTGAATTCAACATTAATGTGGAGCAGTTCCTGAATGGTATCGACAGCATCGACGAATGCGCTACCTATGAACTGCCCATGGCGCAATAAGCTCTCACCCTCGCCACGACCACGGCGAGGGGTACATATCGTAAAGGTATGTCCAGTTGACAACATATACCTTCTATGCTATACTGCAACTTGTCTCTCATCAATTGCCGGGGCGGGATATTCAAGCCCTTTCCCAAGCCATCAGGGGGTGCATACCCGATGGTTCGGGAGCCCGCACCACGAGTACCCCACATCCCAAATAGCGGTTGAAACCATATGTTCCAGCCGCTATTTTCTAAAAAGTTTCAGTAGCTGTTTCCGTCGAACTGTGGTATATGTTTGTGCTGCAAGGAGGCGAGCGCATGAAATACAAGCTGCTGAAAGACCTATATGACTGCTTTTATACCCCACCTGAACTCCCAGCACAGAAACAGGAAATTGAGGAATGTCATCAAGCACTTAGTGGGGTGTTGGGCAAATCGGAGCGCCGGCTGGTGCTCCAGATCATTGACGCAAAAGACCGCATTGCGGAGGACACCTCCATCGACAGCTTTATCGCTGGATTTGAACTGGCGTGGAAGCTGTCCATAGAACTGAATCACTACGAAAACGAGCACTCGGTCTCCTGCCGAACGGCAATGGGATTGAGGGCTCGTTTCATATCTGCAGAGGAGGAAGAAAAATGAAGAAGCTCATCATAGTGACAATGATTACCGCATGTGTTGCACTGTGCGCCGCTGTGTGGCCACATGGCAACGCAGTCGAGGAAACACCCGTCCCAGCCGCAGGAACCGCTGTGAGCGCCAGGAAAGCGACTGTCGTGGAAATAACAGAAAAGAATTCCGCGTCACTGACAGAGATGGAAAACGAGATTTCGCAGCAAGAAGCATCCCAAGAGGAACGTCCTGAACCAGAGACAGAGTCTATTGGAACGCCCGCAGATTCTGAACTCCAGCCTTCTACAGAGCAGATGCCCGGTAAAAATTCTGTACCAGAGCAGACTCTGTCCCAACCTTCTAAAGAACTGCAGCCCGGCGACAAGGTTTATGTGACGGGCTTCGGCTGGGTGGAGTACGAGGGGCCCAACCGTTGTGAAGATGGTACGGATATTTACGAAAACGGCAACAAAATTGGGGTCATGGGTTGAAATGTGCAGAAAACATTCAAAATAGAGTCAAGTCGCTATTGACAATCAAACTTTCTATGCTATTCTGTAATGATTTAACCTCGATGTTAAATGGGGGGCATGGGCGAGAAGGAGAGTATGTATGGCGTATGAGTTTGTTCGTGAGTCTGAGGCAAAGCAATATCGTTCGGATTGTTCGTATGTTCTGAAGGAAACCTGCGAGTTGCTGAAAAAGAAGGGCATTTCTGCGCAGTTTTCGCTTGTCGGAAGCGGGGCAAGGAATATGATCACGAGAGATGGAAATGGACCGTATGACTTGGACTACAACCTTTTGGTCATGAAAGCAGATGACGAGTATCGCGACCCGCGATTACTGAAAGATACAATTAGAAACGCCCTTAACAAAGCGGTGGGCGGAAAGTTCTTTTCGGATGCACAAGATTCAACTTCTTGCTTGACTGCACTGCTGCATTTTAAGGATACTCCAAATGTTGAATTCAGCTTTGATGTTGCGATTATCAAGAAAAACCCAAACGGGAACTATATGCGGTTAATACATAACAAACCTTGGAATCAGTACACATGGAATGAAGTGCCACGCTCACATCAAGTGAAAGATAGAGCGGATGATATAAAGGAAGAAGGCTTATGGCAGGAGGTTCGGGACAGGTATCTTGAGAAGAAAAATATGTATCTGCTTCGACAGGATCATAATCATCCATCCTTTGTGGTGTATGTGGAAGCGGTGAATGAGGTTTATAGCAGATATTTCAATAGAGGAGGTGGGTACAGTGTGCAATCGATTTTTTGACTACGATGACGGCGACTTCGCCATGAGCATTTCGGATAATATGGCGATGGACTCCGATGGGGATCTCATGATGCGCATGGGAGATCACATGGCAATGGATATGGACACCGGCGATATTCACATGATCTCATCATGGCCAGATGATGACGAATAAATCATAGGCAGCAGCGCAGCGGCTGCACCGCCATAAACAAGGAAAATACTTTCAAAATCCAGACAGAAATACAGCGGGACAGGCCGTAGAGGCTTGTCCCGCTGTATGTATCGTAATAGTCAACAGTTTGGGGAGGGCAAATGTAAACAAACAGGTCGGTAAGAGCTTTTCTCTTGACTGATTATCGGCGCACCGATATAATAAAAGTGGTGATGTATATGACGATCCAACAGATACTGCGGGAAAAGAACCTTTCCCGTTACCAGCTCTCCAAGAAAAGCGGTGTGCCTTGGGCAACGCTGGCGGACATCTGTTCCGGCAAGACGACGCTCTCACGATGCAGCGCCGGAACATTGATGAAGCTGTCTTCCACACTGGATATCCCGATGGAGCAGCTCATTACGCTGACCGTGGAGAAACCGCAAATGCATGGCGGCAAGCCAATTGACCGAAGCTATTTGGAAAAGGATCTGCCCGCCAGTCTGGATAAAGCGCTTCATGAGTATGTTCAGGGCGAAAAAGACAAGGTGTCTTATATGGACTGCCTGTGGGGAGAATTGTATAGTGCGATCAACTCCAATCAGTGGAGCAACGCCATTACACAGGAGCAGGCAGATTATCTTCGCGCAAAATATTTATAAGGGGGTGAGAACCTGTGATTGATTTTACCAACTGCCCAGTCAACCGCTTCCGCGCCTACGGCGGAGCCAATGGGAATAAAATCAATATCACCTATCAAGGACACAGTTATATGCTCAAGTTCCCACCAAAGCCCAGCCGAAATCGGGATATGAGCTACAGCAACGGCTGCATCAGCGAATATATCGCCTGTCATATCTTTGAAATGTTGGGCTTTCGGACGCAGGAAACGCTCCTCGGAAACTATACGGACAGCCGCAGCAAAACAAAGCTGGTAGTTGCCTGTCGGGATTTTACAGAGGACGGAAAACGGCTCATCGAGTTTGCCCATCTGAAAAACACCTGCATCAACAGTGAACAGAACGGTTATGGAAAAGAACTGTCCTCCATTCTGGAGGCCATTGAGGAGCAGAGTATTTATCCCGCCGATGAGCTGCGGCAATTTTTTTGGGACATGTTTATTGCGGATGCGTTCCTTGGAAACTTCGACCGGCACAACGGCAACTGGGGGTTCCTCGTGGATGAGGAGAAGCAGCAGGCAGAGCTGGCGCCGGTCTATGATTGCGGTTCCTGCCTGTACCCGCAGCTTGATTTGGAACGGATGAAAACTGTGCTGCAAGACGAAGCGGAAATCGATCAGCGCATCTATACCTTCCCAACTTCCTCTATCGAAGAAGGCGGGAAAAAGATATCTTATTTTGATTACATCTCCTCACTGAAGAATCCTGATTGCAATGAGGCGCTCAAGCGTGTCTGTTCAAGAATCGACCTCGATGCGATCCATAACTTTCTCGAAGGTGTCCCTGAACTGCTACCGATCCAGCATGAATTCTACCTGACCATGCTGACCGAGCGCAAGGAGAAAATTTTGGATTACAGCTTGAAACTTCTGATGGAGCAGGAGCAGCACACCTCACCGACGCTGGGAATCTAAAACCGAATATTTTATTTAGAGAGTCGTGCCAATTGGCGCGGCTCTCTTTTTGCGTCTATGTTCTATGCGGGATTCGCGGAAACAAAGCGGTTTATATGTTGGAATATCCAGAATGAACATGAAAACGATTTTTAAGTGTGTGGATCGCACAGAAAAAAGACTCAAAAAATTGCTGAAGAACGGCGATAAGTAGAGGAATGTTAGAATTGTTCCTCATGAAGCTGTTGGATGGTATGGAACTTCTATTTGCTGTCTCAAAAGATACGTCGCGATAAACAAAGAAGAAATTTTCTAAAACAGGGTGTGCAAAATATGTTTTCCTCCGCGATAAGTGGAGGGATTTTTTAAGGCATTTAGCAAAGGGCAATTCTCAATCGGACCGAAAGGAGTGACGCCTATGGGCTGCGTTGCAGCTTCTGTCAACAAACATCAAAAATAACAAAGGAGGAATCCAATGCAAGAATCCACATTCACCAACTATGACCAGCTGCCGCTGTTCCTCAACGCGAACACGGTGGCGCAGGTGCTGGGCGTGTCCATCTCCAGCGCCTATGAGCTCATGCACGAGACGGGCTTCCCAGCGCTGCGGATCGGCAGCCGCATCGTGGTACCCAAAGAAAAGTTCTGTCGGTGGGTCGATGCGCAGACAGGAGGTGATGCCTGATGTTCCAGCGCTGGCCCAAGCGGGACCTGAACAAACACTACTATCTCGTCCCCAACGAAGTCTTCAATCTCGGCCTCAGCTCTCATGAAATCGCCGTCTACAACTACCTCCTGCGCTGCGAAGATCGCAGGACCTACCAGTGCCATCCCAGCTACCGCACCATCGGTCGGGCGGTGCAGCTGAGTGAAAACACTGTGCGGAAGTATGTGGCCGGCCTGGAGGAAAAGGGGCTCATCCGCACCGAACCCAGCACCATCACCACGAAGGATGGCCGCGTGCGCAATGGCAGTCTTATCTACACCATCCGTCCCATTCAGGAAGCGCTGGAGCTGAATTATCAGCGGCAGTTCCTGCAGGTGGAGCGTGACATGGAACGGGCAAGAGCAGAGAAGCGGCTGGCCGAGTTAAATCAGCAGAACAAGAAGGGGGAAGAAAGCGCATGATGCAGCAGATTGCAAACTTTATCGTAGACCATGACCCGATGATGGTCATCCGGCGCACACATGACACGGTGCGCTACATTCGGTGGGAGTGGAACAAGGAACATGCCGACCCCATTGATGAAGAAGAACTTCGCCTGTTCCTCTGTGATGAACACTACGGTGATTTGACCGATGAGCAAAGAGCTGTTGCCCGTCGGTGCCGGGACGAGATGCGAGATGTCTATGCGGAGATGTGCGTGCGTTTGCTGCAAAGTGGGATCATGCTGGAGCGGGGCATGGTGCCAGATGTCAGTACCTACCGCAGCGTGTTCTGCACGGAAGGAGGTGATGCGCCATGGATGCTTGACCGGGCGGGATGACCGAAAATCGGACCGATTTGCCGCCGACGAAAGAAAAGCAGGAGAAAGGACCGGGGTCGTAAACGCCCCGGTCCGTCCCACAAATGCCCGCAGTGCGGGCATTTTCAAGGGTTTGTGACTGGGGACAGAGGAACGCTCCTTTCGGGAGTTTGTACCCTATGGAACGCTCCGAGTTCCAGTTTCCTCAGTGTTTTCAATGGTTTCCGCCGACGCTCTACCGGCCCCATGCCCCGATTTTGATCCAATTTACACCTAATTTGCACTTCAAAACGCAGAAAAAGAATTGAGAAAAGCAATAGCTATTTCCGCAAAAGTGTGGTAGTTGTTTGTGTTACAAAAAGAAAACGAATCCAAAGGAAGTGAAATACATGGCAAAACGAAGACCGTCCGGTGACGGCATGGTGCGTAAGCGGGAGGACGGCCGCTGGGAGGGCCGTATCGTGGTGGGCCACAAGAAAAACGGTACGCCCATCTTCCAGCACGCCTATGCTCGTACACAAAAGGAACTGACAGAAAAGCTCCATCAAAATATCGAACGCTATCAGGATGTAGAACTG